ATAGAAAAGATACTTGCCGCCTCTTTTCTCACATAACAATTCCCACTCTACAAGTTTAATTACTACAAATTTAATATCGTTAAACTTAAGGCCTACACGTCTAGCTATTTCTTTGCATGTAATAATTTCATCTTCATCTATTACATCTAACAACATATCTTTCATGCGATATGCTTTTGTTTGAATGGCTGTTACTTTCATGAGACATCAACTTCTTTTACTTGCCAGCGGTTATTTTGTTTATATGTACCCCATACAAATATTTTCCACCCTGCTTTACGTACATATTTAACAGCTTCACTATCAGCTATTTTTTTTATTCTTGCACCCATATTGCTTTTAGAAGTAACCTGGACCGCTACTACTTGGCCTTCTTCAGTTATTGCAAGGATGTCAATAAACGTAAAGAGGTCTTTGCGTACGCCTGCGTGGAAGTTGAATGTTTCAACTATCTGTACCAGAGGATAATTTTCCTTCTTCATCTTTGCTAATGCTACTTGTGTTGGTGACATTGCCATTAAATTGTCCTTGGTTTGGTTTAGAGATACCTTGTTTAAAAGTTTTTTCTACTTCACCTGTAGACTTATTGAGTTCATATTCATAAGCATGAGGTGATACATCATCACTATTCTTTTCCTTTTTAAATATTGCATCCCAGTTATTGCTAAAAGTATCCTGGTCTACACTATACGGCCTCGGTACTGATCCTTTACCCATTATTTAATTCCTATCATGTCATGTTCCCAAAGATATTGCATAGTGTTTACGTATGCTCTATTCCACATATCACGCTTTTGATCCTTGGTAAGTTTATTACCAGCATCTAATTCATAGTGACAATGATAACATAGACTACAGGTAAGCGCATCCGAATTTTTGAGACCCATACCCTTTCCCTCATTCCTATGTGCAGCCACTACAGTACCGTCACTTGCACCGCATGACTGACATGGAATGTCTCTTAAAATTTTTAAGAGTTTAGTGTTGCGATATATCACTTGGAAACCTAAAGCCGTACTCAATGGCAAAACGACGCACTTGCTCAAGATAGTCAGAAAATTCATTGGTATCAAGATCTGTAGTAGAACGGACGTGTGTGACAGGACGTCCAGCTATTACTTTAGTTTCAGCCAAGTTTTGAAAAGTAAGAAGTTCATGTAGTTCATAGTCACGGTATCCGAGATAGTCGCCTAACTCTTTTAACATTGCCCAGTACTTATCATTCTGTGAGTTTGATCTTAACTTTTTTCCTTGATCAGAAAACTTAACATCAACATGTCCGTTAGTTTTTATTTCATCTTGCATTAGACTTATAAACTCTTGGAAATTCACTTCGCTTACTGTCATTCTCTTTGTCATATTTACTCTCCCATCCTTTGCTTTTAAATACTTTACCATCATTTGAAGTAGCTTTGTACTCTACTTGACCAAATACTTTTTGTATTTCTTTTAAGAACTCGTTTGCTGTTTTCATGGACTCTCCTTATAACGTAAACCTTTTGGATCATACCAGAAATTAAACGATCCCTCAAACTGAAAATTACGCTGTTTTTGGACGAATATCTTTGCATCTGGTATACCTTTCAATTCATCATCCGGTGTCTTGCCTTCATCTTTTAAACGCTCTTTGTATCTGTTGCGCCAGCAGCATAAGATATTATCGCTCAGGTTGCGCAGATGCGAGCTGCCCATGATGTCCGTTGCGTCTGGTATCTGCTCTTCATCTGATAATTTTCTAGTATGTGCTACTAAAAAAATATGTATGTTAAGATCCCTACATACGACTGCAAGTCTATCAGCAAAAAGTTTCTGAGCATTGTAATTATCTTCTGCAATGTCAGCCATTTTCATTAATGAGTCAATCACAAACACCTCTACACCTAACACATGCTTACCCCAATACAATGTAGCTATCATGTCTTCAGATGTAGTGACTCCAGTCTGATCGTAAATATACAGTTTACTAGCTGCACGCTCACAGAACCGAGTGACATACTCATCTGTAGGCTCTTGTGACCCTAAAGCCTGGGCCACCATACGAGCCATAGTGAGTACCGGCCTCATCTCAAGGCTACTTACTAAACATATTGAGCTTTTCATCAAATGCAATATTACTTGTGAAAGCCACATTGACTTGCCGTGGCCGCTAGGGCCGGTGACCAAACTTACCTCCCCTGGCCGAACATGGAATTTATCATACGTTTTAGTCCACGGTAACGTCTTGCCAGCGTGTACTTCAGTAGAGTAGTATTTAAGCAGATCATCAATAAAAATATTTGCACTTTTAATTTTAAATTCGTTACCATAAGTTTCTCCATTGTAAAAGTTATTTACCTCTTGTTGACTAACAGTCAGTTTACTCATTGCGTCATTGATATTCATATACCACCTTCCCATGGCTTACGTTCAACCTCAATGTCATCTAACCAACGCATCTGCTGAATGTAAGTTATTGGTGCTGGCGAGTACCCATCCTTCCATTGCTTACTTTGTTTCATTGCTTCCACATGACCAATAATTTGATCAGCTATCTTGTAATACTTTTTAGTCTTCCAGCGTTCAAAGCATTTTTGTTTAGCTACTTTTCTTATAGACGGATATAACTTCCAAAACCTATTAAAAGTTTCTTCTATAGAAACTTGCTCCACAGGATCTGTCTCTGTCTCTGTCTCTGTCTCTGTACCCCCACTTTGCTCCATGTTTGCTAGCACGTTGCTATCTAGCTCTTCTAACCATGGTGTGAGTGAAGATAAACACTTGACTAATAAAGACTTTTCAATTCTTAGTCTAAAAGCCATAGTGTCTACGGATGGTAAATTACCATCAATATCCTCTGCGGCCAGCAACCATAAATTAATAAGCATTTTTGCGGATAATGGATCTAAATTGTGCCATTCAAAGTCATCTAATAATGATCTATGGACCTTTATCCAGGGCGGACATCTATCGTGGTAATGCTGATACTTACTCCAGTTTCTTATTTTCATACACTCTCCTTAAGCGTAATACATTGAAATATGGTATAATACACGTCCTTTCGTACAAAATTCAACTGTATTATCCATAGGTCGGTAGTATACTGCTAGCAAAAAAATAGAGCAAGAAAAATATTTTGCTAAATTGCTTGACATTTCATTTCAATAAGATCACCATTCGTTTGTAGTATTTATTAACAAGGAGAGAATAATGGATACCAACAAAAAACTACCTAACTTAAAACCAGTACCAAAATGTGGTGAATGGGCAAATAACAACCCAAATGTATTTGAAAACTTTTTTAATAGAACAGGCCCTCATAGAACTTTAACTATAGATGAGATATTTGCTGACTTTGAAAATGATATTCAAAATATCAAAGGAGGTGAATAATGGACGAAAGATGGTTAGACTATGATGAGTATTTAGATCAACAAGAATTCTGGAGACAGAAAGAACTTGAAGAGCAATATCAATTAGAACAGCAGGAGAAGCATGATGGATAACTTTCAATGGGATAAAGATAAACATTACACTTGGTATAACCAATGGGACTTTAAAACTCCCAGGACTTATAGAGAACGTTATGGTGTTAATTATCAAGCCGGTGAAAGTTTTGAAAATGAAGATGTTGCATCAAATAGGTTTATTGTGTTAGTGTTACTACTCATATTAATTTACGGAGGTTATATATGGATGAACTAGATAAAATTATTGAACAACTACAACTAATGAATGAAGATCTACGTGACTCAAATGACAAAGCAGATCAAAAAGAACATTACATTAGAGAATTACAATTAAAAGAATTGCAGGAGAATAGACATGACTAAACAAGGCGTAGTAAACATTAGAGGTAAAGAGTACAAAACAGTAGCACTACGTGTGCAAGAGTTTAGAGATCTATATAAAGACTTTGCTCTTGTTACTGACATTATTCAATTGGACCAAGAACAATGTGTTATTAAAGCATCAGTTTTAACTGACAAAGATCGTGTCATTGCTACTGGTATTGCTCAAGAGTTTAGAAAAGCATCACAGATAAACGGTACATCTTATGTTGAAAATTGTGAGACATCTGCAATTGGAAGAGCATTAAGCGCATTAGGTCTTGGAGGCCAAGAGTTTGCATCTGCTAATGAAGTATTAAATGCTATTCATCAACAAAACAACCCAGTTATTGAAGAAGTAACTGAAGCTCAAATTGAAGACGCTAAAAATTTATTAGCTGAAGCATCTAAAAATGGTGAACTTAAAAAAGCATTTTTTGCTTTAGGTCCAGGCGTACAAGAAAAAGTACGTGAGTTTGCTAATGAGCTTAAGAAGTCTGCATGAGTCATTTAAAAGATAATAGACGTCATAACGTTATTACCGCCAGCATTGCCTGGTCGGCTGTATACGAAAGACAAAAGTTATGGCGTCAAATGACTTTACGTGAGCCGCCTTTTGATGGTAATGACATGACTGAGTATGGAAATATTCATGAGCCTATTGCATTATCTGCATTAGAAAAAGAACTTGATGACATTGTAGAGCCTGGTAATAAGTTTGTATTACATGACACATTGCCATTTGGTGCAAGCGCAGATGGCTACTATCAAGGCAATGTTATCGAGATCAAATGTCCTTATTCTCAAGAAGTATATAAAGAGATCCCTGAGCGTTATTACTTTCAAATGCAAATGCAAATGGAAGTATGTAATGCGCCTCAAGCATATTTTTATATATGGACACCAAATGAAACAAAATTACAGTTAGTTAATAGAAGTAAAACATGGCTTGAATGGTATACGCCATTAGCGCTAGAGTTTATGCAATATGTTGAAGATGATATAGAGCCTAAACGCTGGACTAAGAAACCAATTTTTAATAAGGAGTAAAGTATGGCCGAGTATGATAACAGTAATAGAATTGCTGGATGGTTACGTGAAAGTAAAACAGGAAGTAAGTATATTTCATTTAGTATTAATGTAGATGGCAAAGAATATACTGCTGCAGTATTTAAGAATGAAGTTGAGGAAGGATCTAAGAAACCGCTTTACACAGGCAAGGTAGCACCTAAAGGTGAATATGCTGCAAGTGGCCCTGCGGTTGAAGGTGCAGATGAGGATGTTCCTTTCTAGGAGCATCCCCATAACACTATAAACAATTACTTGTTCATTACGTACATTGTGACTTCAAAGCCAAAACGCATTTCTGTAGCTGCTGGAGTTGTCCACATGATAATGTCCTTTAATATGTTAATGCAATATTGCCATTTCATTATCAGCTATAAATTGAGTTTTCGCTATCAGTAAAAACATTAAAAGAAAGTAAGCAAATGATAGAGGTAAAGGAGTCGCTTAGATCAGAACTTATACTAACACCAGAAGGTAAATTATTAATGGCCATTATGATACAGGCCATCACAGAGATATGCGGTACTAATACGCATAGTAGGAAGGTGTCTTACAATTGGCTTATGAAGGAAAAGAACCCTGTAGCTGATATATGTCTTATATTATCCGGATATGATAGACACCATATAGAAAATATGCTCATTCATAAGTTTGGACGTGATGAGTATTATGCTTTAAAAGGAGACTCATAATGGGAATAGAAACAGCAGCAATGTGCCTGGCCCTGGCGGCCTACCACGAAAGTAGAGGAGAGCCGACCTCTGGTCAAACGGCAGTTATGTACGTATTAATGAATAGAGCGCAAAATACTCAAAATGTATGCAGCGAGTTATATAAGCCAAAACAATTTTCATTTATAGGTAATGTTGAACTAGCATCAAAATTTCAGTTGCAACCTTATTTAAACATGGCGTATAATGTGCTGCATAAGAAAGTAAAAGACCCAACAAAAGGTGCAACGTATTTTCATAGAAAAGATATTAAACCTGTGTGGGCCAATGATAAACCAGCTAAAGTGGCGATAGGTAACCACATATTTTATTGAGGCTATTATGGATAAACCAGCAGCGTATCTGTTTGAAGAGTTTGACACCTTTACCGGTGATCTTATGAAGTCTTATTTGTGGTCATTTCATCCTAATGAATTATCATACTTAAGAGATCTAAAAGGTAAAACACACCATATAAAAATAACACCTTTGTTTAGAGGTGAGCCTGTAGAGGAATATAAAGGCATGTCAAAATACGATACCAAACGCTTAGTAGAAGCTAATAATGGACTATGATGTATACACTACTAGACGATAGAAAAAAAGCTGACCAGATCAAAGCTTACATGGAAGCTCACCCTGGAGCTATAAGAAAACAAATATATCATGAATGCCACATTACCAGATATAGGGCCAAGATGTTAGAAGATCAGGGCCTTGTTAAATTGCCTTTGCCATTGACAAATAAACAGTCTTTAATGAAGGCACGTAAGAAGTCATCAATGTTGTTTTATTTATAGGAGATAGTATGAATGATCCAGTAAACCACCCTAAACATTATAATATCGGAGGCCTAGAGACTATAGATATTATTGAAAGCCGTTTAACTAGAGAAGAATTTGTAGGATACCTGAAGGGTAGTAAGATGAAATATGACTTACGCTATCCATTTAAGGGTAATGTAGAAGAAGACTTAGCTAAGTCTGAATGGTTTAAAAATAAACTTATTTCAGTTTTAAGAGATGAAGATGCAGTAAACCCTCCTGAAATTGAAGCTCAACTACAGAGGTTTGAAGATGAATAAAATATATTGGGTATTTATTGTTATTATGGCTGCACTAGCTATATGGGGAACTGAAAAGGCTATTGGTCAAACGATCATTGGCCCAGATGGATCTGTGACTGTTTGTACAGTATCTAAGGATATGATCATCTGCGTATGACGCTAGGTATGCGCAATAGTAATGCCAAGTTTATAGACTTTGGCTTTTTATCTGGAATGATCCCAGGTAAGAATATATTGCCGACAAACCTAGATATGGTAGTGTGTAAAGATGGTAAAAAATTTTTAGTAGCAGAATGGAAGCATGATAATGAACCAATGTCATTAGGCCAAAAGATAGTATTAAAAGGCCTGGCTGCTCAAGAAAACTTTACCGTTTTAGTTATATATGGCCATAGTGATGACCAAAGAACCGAAGTAAATAAGTTTTATGAGGTTACACAAAACAAACTTATATACATAGATCAAGGTCCAGAAGCATTAAAAAGCTATATAAATACATGGTGGAAAGTCAATTAAAACAATGACTTATAAAATAATTGAAAATAATTGAAAAAAAGTGTTGACATCATGCTAGCAAATATATAGCATACACATATCGCTAATTTATTATCTACTTGCAGGCGATCAAGAAATTTTGCTAAAGGAGAAAAGCATGACAACATTTAATTATGAAGTATTAGTACAACTTGGCCATTTAAAAGCACTTAAACTTTTTGCGGCTAAAAAAGACGTAAGGTATTATCTAAACGGTGTTTATGTTGAGTTTAATAAATATAACACTATCTTTGTTGCAACTGATGGCCACAGGCTATTAAGTACAGCAGTCTATCATGATGAAGTAAAGCACGGTAGAGATACATTAGGAGTAGTTATTCCTATTGAGACTATTGATGCGTTACTCAAAGTTAAGTCAACATTAGGTGCAGCTAGCATATCATTGGAAGTTGAAAACAATGTGGTTAAGAAAATACACGTTGTTAATGATGTAGTAAGGTTAGAAGCACGTCCAGTAGAAGGTAAGTATCCTGACTTTAGAAGAGTATTTCCAGAGTCAGTATCTAATGAGCCTGGTAATTATGACTTCACATATCTTAATGACTTTAATAAGGCCGCAGAGTATATCTCTGGAGTTAAAAATAAAAAGGCAGCATTAAGTCAAAATGGCATTAAACCAGCATTAGTTGATCTTGACTGCCCTGACTGTGTTGGTGTTATTTCACCATTAAGAGTTGAGTCATCTATTACAGGCGCACCAAAATTCATATTTGACGAACCTAAAGTATCTGTAAAGGAGGCTGCATAATGACTACAGATAATACATATAATGGATGGTCTAATTATGAAACTTGGAGAATTAATTTAGAGATATTTGACTACTTTGATATTTCTGACTATTCTAAAGATCCATACGAGCTATCTAAACAATTGCAAGACTATGTAGAAGAAGTAATATTTATTGATGTGCCAGACGGTTTAGCTAAAGACTATGCCGGTGCATTTATAAGACAAGCAAACTTTTATGAAATTGCAGAGCATTTAGTTGCAGACTGGAAGTATGAAAACGAAGAAGAGGAGGAGGAGGATGACGCACTTCAACTTTAATGAATGGAAGAACCGACTAGATCTTGATGATGAAGACTTGATAGACTGGCTAGGGTTAAGTGATGATCAGATAGAACATTACAAAACTCACAAAGTGCCAAAGTATATTGAAGTGGCATGCAAGTTTATAGAGTGGTGTTATTGTGAAGCATTAGATGAATTACATGTAAATGTATTGCAAGGAAGTGAGCCTTATATAAAGGCTCATTATCCTGCAGTAGCTGCCGCTAAGGGAGCTTTTTTATCTTATACTTTAAATAACTTTTATGAGGACTATGAGTTTGATCCTAAAAAACTTAGAAGCCTCTTAGACGAAGTAGCTCATCAACAGGGTTCATATAAGCACCTTGACCAGCAGCACTAGTATCAAAATAGGCAGAGTCTAGGAGTCCATATTTAGGACTCTTAGCTACGCCTTTTAATTCACTTGCTAATTGTTTAGCACTCATAGCACCGTTAGGATCAAATACCAACATACCACCATTAGGCGTTGCTGATACTACGCCACCTTTAGGGTTAAGCTTTTTACCTGCTTCAATAATTTGTTTAGATGATACGTTCTCAAATAACACACCGTTAGCAGCATCTTTATTTAAGTTCATAGGTATTTTAGTAAAACGTGTAGCACCTACACCCCATTGGCCTAGATCACCGCCCATAGACTGAGCGTACTGTGATAATGGTCCAGACTTCTGGATATTCATTCTATTGATAGGGCCTAAGTTTTGGCTGTATACTCTATTAAATTCTTCTACATTACTTGCTGGATCTACCCATACACCTTGTACTTTAGATGGAGGTACATTTGCATATTGCATGCCTTTAGCTGCAGCACCTTCTTGAGCAGCACCATATCTTAGATCAGATAATGCACGGCCTCCAGGTGTTTCACTAGCTTTTTGTAAGATACTTGGAGAGGTAGCTTCAATGTTAATATTGACTGGTGAAAGTTTACGTTGGCCCTCTGCATATTTTAATGCAGCGCCTGGAGCTTTAGCAATAGTACCTGCAACGCCTCCGGCAGTCGTTAAACCACCTAATAAACCTTGGATAGGATCTTGGTTATTATAACCTTGGTAGGCCTCATAAATACCTAACGGAATACCAATAGGAGGTATAGCCATAGATGCACCTGAAGCGGCATAATTAGCCATTTCTTTAACGTCTTGTTTAGTGAGCTTAGGTACGTTAGGCAATGGTTTACCATTGTCATCAACGACAAGTCCTCTTATTACTTTCATAATGCTATCCTTTAGTCATCTAATTCTGGGAGTTCGTAGTGTACAGAGTCAACTGTAATTTCTACATAAAGACCTGACTCGAATGTTAAAGCAAGTACATTCTCATCAAAATACGCTTCAGCCTCTACAATTTTATCGCCTACCAACTGGTCAATTAATGGCTGAATTTGCATGATAAACCTTTCTATACTATTTTTCCGATCCACCTACCGTTTGTGTTAAGAACCATAGGCATTAATTTAGGTTGTCCGTTTACAATTACACCACAGCCTACAATGAACCTGCTTTTAAAGTTTTTAGCATAGTCAAATGCCATAGACTTTTGATGTATTAAACAACCTACTTGCATCCCCCAAATAAGTGCATCTGGGTTACTGTAATATCCGATACTAAATTTAGTGTGATAGTGACCCTGGACAGTATTCATTCCATACTGCTGTGCTACCTTTAAAACGTCTGCAGAGAGGCCATGAGTAAAGAAGCACCTTGAGTTATCACTTAATGTTATTGTGTGGTCATCCACCCAATTCCAGCCCTTACCCACCCCTAAAAAGTCGTTATAGTCTTTTAGGTATCCTTTAGGCATGCCATATTTTAAAGCACGTCTGTATACTAATGAGCTATGGTTACTATGTACCAATGTCATCTTGGGAAATATCTTTTCTAATTCTTGAACATACTTTTTAGACTGTTCTAATTCATGTCCGGCAGAATATAAGTCTGGGTTATGTTCGTGCATAGATATAGCATGATGATCTAATTCATCACCTATATTCACTACATGGTCAAACTTAAATTGTTTTTTTAACGCTTTTAAAAATGCAAATGCGTCCGGATGGTGATAAGGAATGTGCATGTCAGATATGACTAAGACTGATCTATATTTCAAGTAACTCTCCTAGTTTTGAGATACTTTATTATACACTAAATACATGATAATGAATAACAAAACGTATTTAAAGTGATCTATAGCGCATAGAATATCGCAGATCAAATACTCTAGCATATCTTAATGGTAGCTTTTTTAGCTTGCTGTAACTTTTTAAAGAACTTGTTATATGCTAACTTAGAGTTACCAATAAAGTCTCCACCTGTCCATGTTGTACCAAGTAATATACATCCGTCTGTATGTGCTGAAGTATTGCCAGCATGAATACGTATGCCTGTAAAGTTAGGCACGTCTAGTATATGTGGCATATCTTGTTTAAAGCGTACAGATCTATCTATAATGACTTTGTATTCACCGGTAGGTATAGCAGTCTTGCCTATAACTTTAGAGCCATTTCTAACTACATCCTCTAATGTATAACATTCATATATACCATCTACATACATCTTACCTACTGTATGTGTATCTTTGAATTCAAACCGTT